CGCGCCGCCGGGTAGAACCGGGCGCAGTGCATGGCTTGCACCGACCCGTCGGGCGGGTTGATCGAGTTCACCGTCGCGGTGTCACCAAGATGCGACAAGGCGAGATTGCAGATGTCGACTTCGGTGGCCATGGGCAGATCCTAGAAAGCGGGCCGCGCAAGGCGGCCCGACCAGTCCACAGGGAGGAGAGAAGCCGCAGGGCCGTTAGGCGATGTCGCTGGTGTCGTCGCCAGCCGGTGCGGCTTTCTTCTTTTTGCCGCCGACTTTCTCGACCCAATCAGGGAGCGTCGCATTGTCGTCGACATCGAATTCCTGCCCCGGTTCCCGCAGGGTGTCCCAGAAGCCAAGCTCTTTTGCCACTACGCGCATATTGGTGATCCTCAGTTAAGCGGAGGCGGGCGGCGCCGAAGCGCCACCCGTCAACCAGCAGGTTACGAAACGGTGAAGCCAGCGCCGCTCTGGATCGGCGCGAGCTGCGGGTCCTTCACGAGGAAGGCCGAAGCCGCACCGCCGGTGATGGCAGCGCCCGCAACGCGGAAGGTCGCACGCAAGTAGCGTTTGACCTGTGTCGGTACCCTGACGACAAACGGCATCTTGCCGGCTGCGACCTGCGCTGCGTTGAAGGCGTAAACTGGAGACGCGACCAGATCTGTCCAGGTCGCCGCATCCGAAGATGTCGACAACACGAACTGAATGGTGGCCGCGCCGCCAGAAGTCATCGCGGTGTTGATGAGTGTGCAAAAATTGATTTCTTCGCCGATGCCGTCATCCTGCGCACCCAGGGTGTCGAGGATGTTGGTCGACGCAGTGTCACCGGTGCCGACGGCGAGTGACTGCGAGGACGAGAAGACTTCTTGACTGTCCATAATCATGAGTTTTATTCCTTCTGCCAGAGGGCAATGTGACTAAGCAGCGCAAGCGCTGCTTAAGGCACGTTGGCCTCGGTATTGAGGATGGCGTCGACCAGGCGGATCGGTACACCGAGGAAGTTGACCTCGAACTGCTTAGCGCCTTCCGACAGCGACAGAGCGTTGGTGCTCTTGTTCATCGCCTGGATCATCAGCATCTGGCGCACGGTGCGGTTCACGTAGAACACACCCTTGCCCATGCTTTGGTTCGGCAGACGGTTGATCGCCTTGATCATCGCTTCGATAATCTTGACCGAGGCACCAGCGGTATCCGCGACCAACGCCGCTGCGTCGATGTTGGCGACACGAACGACATAGCGCCAATCGCGGAGCGAAATGCCACACTTCCACTGCCAGCGATCCGCAAACGCGCGATAACGCGCCGGCGGGGTCGAGGTGTCGAAGGCGTCGATTTCGCCAAGATCCTGGTGGATCAAGCCGGCCTCGGAGCCATTCGGGTAGATGCCGTGGCAGGTGTTCTGGTCCCAGACCACCAACCAGATCGACGTGTTCGCATTCGCGGAGCCGCCCATCTTGATGATGTTCTGACCGTTGAGCGCGGTGCTGTCGGAGTAGCGCGGTGCCAGACCCGTGAAGCGTTCCGGGTTCACCGAGGTACTGCCGTAGAACAGCGTCTGCGCCATCGCCTGGTTCATGCCTTCGACGAAGGCCAAGCCCTCGCTCAGGCGGAACTGCGTGGTGTTGCCGTTGAGCAGTGCCAAGTCCTTGTCGACTTCCGACCGCGTCTCGAGCATGCCGCAGGCGTCATCGACCTGGGCACGGATCGACTTGCTGGCCGGGACGCCTTGATAGAGCTGCCGCCAGACAGCCGTCGGCAGGCCGGTGCGCACCGTGGTGCGGTGGCCGGTCGGCAGGTTGCCTTCAACCCACAGCATGTCGTCGAGAATGCTGTTGGTCTGGTTGAGCAGCTCGATCACGCGAGCGGTGGAACCGTTCGGATCGATCGACTTGGCGAAGTCCAGGAGCGTGACCGCGCCGGCGCGCGGTAGCGTCACGCCCATGAGAAGGGGCGCCGCTGCTAAAGAGTGATGATCACCGAGTAAAGCAAATGCTAAACCGATGGCCAAAAAAAGTGCGAGGTGAACGTAATTCGCCAGGAGCCAGTTGCGGATACGAGACATTTGAAACCTCTCAGGTCTTGGTGTTGCCATAGAGCACGTCAGCCGTATCCTTGCGCGCAGCCTGCGGGCTGGTGCCTGAACCTCGGATGACACTGTCGTCACTGAGTTGCTTGCCGATCTTGATGAAGCCGCGGATCACTTCAGGGTGGTTGCCCAACCCGGTGATCACGAGCATCTGCTTGACATCGGGGGAGAAGAACGTGTCGAGCGCCTTCTTACCGACAGCGAGGTTTTCTTGCAGCTTGTCGCCGCCGAATTCCTTGTCGGTTTTGCTGGCCTCCTGCCACTGCGCAAACTGCGCGGCGGTAGCTTCGTTCTGCTTCTGGATGAAAGCAGCTTGCACATCGGCAAGGCGTTGCGCCTGTTCCTGCGTTAGGTTCAGCTCTTTGAAGACCGACGTAAACTCGCCGAGTGACGCCTCGTCCAACGTGATGCCTTCCGGCACCTTGATGTCGTAGGCCTCGGGTGCGCCCTGCGCTTCCGGCTTTTTACCTTCCTCCGCCGGCTTCTCGCCGGTGGTGTCGGCTGCCTGTTCCGCTGGCTTCTGCTCGAGGTTGCCCTCGGTCAGCGCGGTGGTAGCTGGGGCGGTTTGCGTCGACGTGGCTTCGGTTGCCGCTGGCGCCGTGGTTGTGCCTTGGTCGCCCGTGGTGCCCGTAGCCGGTGTCTCGGTCGTCATTCGCGATGTTCCTTCAGCATCGTTGCGTAACGCTCGGGCGCCGCTTCGTTGACATCCGCCAGGAAACGAAGCCCGACATTCCGCTCGCCTTCCCGAAAGAAGGTGGCGTTGTCGCCGGTGAACGAGGACCGCCAGATGCCGGCCGCTTCGAGCAGTCGGTGCATGAAGCGCCGGCCGCGTTTATCGCTCATCAGCCACCTCAGATCTTCCAGCTCTATCCGCCGTTGGTGCTCATCGGCATCGCGGGCTCTTGACCTCTCGGCCTCTCGGCTTTGGTGGTCCAGCGGAGTTAGATCATCAGTTGGCTGCATGCTAAGACCAGTTTGTCGAGATAACCGAACAGGTGATTATTTCTTGTAGAGCACGTCAGCTGTGCTCTTGGCCTGGGCGTCTGGCACGCCGGCATCGGTGATTTGCAAATAGACGTTGGTGTCCGTCGTCTCACCGTCTTTCTCACCATCGTCATCGGCGTACGTCGACACGCTCTTGACCGTGGCCTTGACCATTAGCATCACCGTGTCGCCGGGTTTGGGCGTCGCGATGCCAAGCTTTTCAAGGCAATCATCATTGAGGGAGAAGCCAAGGCCGGAGGGATAGACCGGGCCTTTGGGCTTCTTCTCTCCACCAAGGAGGGACGACGAAGTCATGTCGGCGTCGTCATAGTCGCTGGGGTCAAGCGCCAGGTTCACGAGTTTCATTGTCCTGCGCCTCCCGACGCGTTGTTGTAGCCAGAGAACATGCTCATCACGTCCGTGAGCGCGTTTTTGCCGTCGGTATTCGTTTGCGACATATCCTTTGCCGCGCCCGCAGCGGTCGGGACCATCGCGGCAGCTTGCATCTGCGCTTGTTGTTTCGCTCTTTGCTGTCGGACAATTGCCACCTTCTCGTCGGCAACGATGATGCTCGGATCGACGCCCAGCATGTCGGCATAGCGATCGACCATCTGATCCGCGTCGATCTTGTCGAGCACCTCGGGCTTCATCTGGGCGACCGACCCAACCATGCCGATGAGGCGGTCGACCGAGGTGATGCCGACGGCGCGCTGCGCCTGGGCTAACGTCGAGACGAATTCGATATTGAGATCGTGGCCTTGCAATTCCTTGGGCGGCGGGGGCAGGGCGCCGGCGGCAACGATCTGGTCGAAGGTGATATCGATCATCGGCGACAGCAATTCGTCGTGCAGGCGCTCGAGGACCGGCCCGAGCATCAACAGCTTCTCTTCGTGGCGTTCGGCGATCTCGCGGGCGGTGATATCGCTGCGCTCGTCGTTGCTGATCATCATGAAGAGATCAACGAACATGGCGCTGTTGATGCGCTCCCGCACGTCCTGGATATCGGCCAGCAGCGCGTTCAGCTCCAGCTTGACCTCGAACATGGACCGGATGCCGCGCGACTGGTTGCCGCCGACATCGTCAATGTAGGTGATGCCGCCGGGCAGGCGGTCCATGGCGCGGCCCTTAAGGCTCGTCGGCACTTGCAGCGGCGGGTCGGTCTGGTAGTCGATGGCCTGGCCCTTGCGGAGCTGCTCATGTTGGAGCTGCTTGATGTCGCCGATCGCTTCCATGGCCGGACCCCAGCCATAGACCTCGTTGCTTGCCGTCGACCATCGCGGCGCCAGCGCCGGGAAGCGGTCGAAGCCGCTCTCGCGCAAAAGGCCGTCGGGGCTGCCCTGATTGTCGTAGGCGGTCGAGGCGCTGCCGGCTTCGACATAGATCGACTGAAAACGCTTGTTCTTGGCGTCGCGCTTGGTGAGGTCGCGATTTTTGCGCGGCTCGATCAGGTGGGTGATTGTGAAGCGCTGGTCGTAATTGCCCCGGTCGTATGCGTTGCGCGCACCCATCGACAGCTTGTCGAGGCCGAATTCCTCTGCCATCTCCTCTACCGTCATCTCGTAATCGCGCACCACCGTGCTGGCGACGCCGCGATTGTCGGTGGCGATGGCGTATTCCCCGACAGTCATCACGTGATGCCGGATGATATCCTTGTAATCGGGCACCATGAGCGAGCAGCCGGTACCGAAGGCGACCAGCTCCTCGTAGATCGAATGCAGCGAGCGGTAGGTGTTCGATGATGCGTAGACGTCCTGCATCATGGTTGTGAGCTTGCCAAGCCAGTCTTTGACCGGATCGAATTCCGCCAGCGCGTTGTCGGACGTCTTCACCCTGAACCAGGGGCGGGCAGGCGAGGTCATGCCGGCCATCAAGCCTGCCGACGCGATCCGGTGCGCCTTTGTCCCCGTGCTGTCGAGGATGGATTTGTATTGCGAATAGCGTTGCGACCGGTCGTCGGATGGCCGGTAGAACTTGCCCAACCGGGGGATCAGGAACTGGGTGACCTCCTTGTACTCGACGTCGCGCATTGAGCGCAGCGTCCACAGGGAGGTGCGGCGGTTCAACACGCGCTGCCGAGAGGAGATCGGCGTTGCGGCCATCTCAGGCCCCCAGCAACACGTTGCTACCGACCGTCAAGGAACTGGCGGGCACGCCTTCGGCGCCGGTCAGCATCGTGCCGGCGGGCGGGCGCGGCCCGGTCAGCTGGGAATTTTTGCGCGTGACGGCGACAGACGGTTGCTGTTCCGGTTGCTGCAGCGGCTGCGTCTTGGGGATTTTTGGCGTACTGCCACCCATGCACATGGTCGACCTCACTTCAAGCGATCGTAGGGATCGTAATGCTGCGGGGTGGAACCATGCGAAACGTCGTAGCCGATGCGGTCATAGGGGTTGTGCGGTGGGCGGGCCGGGCGATTGGTTTGCGCGAAGTCAGAAACACGAGGCGTCTCGATCGATGCCAGCAGGACAGCCGAGGCGTAATCAGGCGACCGGCCGATCCGCTTGACGATCTCGTCCCGGCTCTCCACCGAGATGACGCGGCCAGCCACCGTCCAACGCGGCGCTGTCAGATCGGCCAGCAGGCGCGGATCGGGCGGCAAGGCGATGCCGGTATCGTTGGCCGGGTCGAGCTCTTCGCGGAACAACCACCAGAGCTGCGTGCGCATATTGGCGAAGTTGAGCTTGCCTGACTTGTCTGTGCGGGTGGCGGTTTCCGAGACGTTGACGCCGATCACCTGTGGCACCATGGTCCGCAGGAAATCGAAAGGCGAGGCCCCGACGCCGATTACGTCGATATGGATGGGGGCTGCATCGCGCAGATGGCCGACTGAGATGCCGGCGACCATAGGGCCGTCTGGCGTGGCCGTGCCAGGATATGCCAGAAGCTCATCGTACCAGTTCCCCTCGTGCCGCCGCGCGAGCACGGTGTTGTCCTTGCCGCCGCGGGCAACGTCGACGCCCATGCTCTCCATGCGTTGCTTGGGCGCGCGTGGCTTCCAGCGATCCATCGCCGCCTGCACCCAGGCCGTCGGGATGACCTGCATCGCGTCGTCTTCCATGCCGGCTTGGAAATCGCCTTTCAGCATCTGCGAGCGCAGCGGCTCGGGAAGTGCTTGGAGCTGGGCCATGTAGCCGGTTCCCATCAGATAGGGGTTGTCGGTAACGCGCGACGGGATGAACGTCCGCGATTGCGGGATGATGTCGGGTCCGCCTTCCGGATCGCGGATGGCTTCCGGCCCGTCGACCTCGATATCCTTGCCGTCGATGACCGCGAAATATCGCAGCTCGCCAGGTAGGGCAGGGTTCGGGTGCTTCGGGTCCAGCCAGGGCGCAAAGAAGGCAATCACCCAACGCCCTTCGGCGCTGGTCGGCGGGTTGAACGTCAATAGCGCCTGGCAGCGCTGGCCTATCGTGACGGTGCGCAGCCAGCCGAGCAGGAACCGGACTTGCGCCTCGAGGAAGTTGGTTGCCTCGTCGAACACGATCAGGTCATGCGGGCGCCCTTGGTATTTCTTCTCGTCGCCCAGATTGGGGCAGGATCCGAACTCGATCTGCCGACCGTCCAGGCGCCAGATCATGTCTTTGCCGTTGAGCCCGTCACGGGTGCCAAGAACCTCGGCGATCCGGTCGACAATGCCGGTGAGCTCGGTACCGTTGCGCCGGACGATCATGCTGCGCTGGTGGCGTATCAGCGCCTTGGCAATGCCCAGATC